GCCTTTCAGCCCTCGCAGTCTCTCCGCGATGACAGGAAATCCTGTCGTCATCGGGGGGACAGCCCTCAACTTGTAGGATGAAGGTAATGTCTAGAACCAGAACATCTAAATCGTATAGGTCCTTAGGGACTGCTACGAAATACGGTGTTACTTCCGGAGGTGGAGTAGTACTTCAGTCACAAGATTCAGTGACTGATGAAGTTACAGCTGGGGATAATAAGCCCTTTTCTGTAATGCACTACAAAACCAATGGAGGTGTCCTGAATAGCAAGTTTCTTGATAGCAGTTGGAATACGTATGAAAATTACGTAATCTATGCTATGCAGAATAATGTTATTCCGGCATGGAACCATTTGTCATTACCAGATGCACCCAGCACAGTCACTGCTGCTACGCAGGCTGCTGCCAGAACGAATCCGTCGCGTCCATACGTGGACGTTATAACGAACGTTCTGCAACTCGGAGAGATTGCTCTGCTCTTAAAAGATTTTACTGGCTCATTCGTCAGTAGAATCGGGCATACTAATCTTATGTACCAATTTGGGATTGCTCCCGTAGTTGGCGACATAGTGAAACTCTTCAACTTCCAAGAACAAGTCGAAAGACGTGTTCTAGAGTTAAGAAGACTCACTTCCGATAAGGGGTTGCGTCGAACAATAAGCATTGGTGTGTATTCCAATTCACTGAGAAATCCCAGTGAAACGTTACAGTCTGCAGGGGAGTTGATATCCCGGGAGACTTTTAGGAATACAGTCCAGGAGGTCAAAGCGCATTGTAGGTGGATACCTACTTCAGCGGTTGATCACTTGGGTGATACCAAAGCGATGCGGGCATTGGCCAGGAAAGCGGTTTTAGGCCTCACAGTCGATTTTTCGACAGCGTGGGAAATAATTCCGTGGTCTTGGCTAGTGGATTGGTGTTCTTCTATAGGCAGCTACTTAGCTGCTAAAAGGAACATCGTTCCAGCGACTCTTGACACAGTTAGTGTCATGAGACACACCCGCACTACGCTCACTTCTCCGTCTTATTCAGGACCCGGTCCCAGATTTCTTAATCTGACGACATTGGATTATCTGTATGAGACTAAGACAAGAGAGCTTAGTGTTGTTCTTCCTACTGCCCATTTTCCGTTCTTAAGCGGAAAACAGATGGGTATTCTCGCTTCGTTATGGGTAACGGGGCAAATTAGAATGCCTCGTTTATAATCCCATTAATCAACACGAAGAGAGAAGGAGTAACATCATGTTTGCAGATCCACAAACAGTCACCATCAATGCGGTGGCACGAGCTATGGTTCGAATCAACCAAGATAAGTATTCTTCGGAATACCGTCTCTTGTTAGCTGATCGCGAATTTAAGTTCAACATCCGGAATACGACATATCTCGATAAGAAGCGCGGTGTGACGTTGAATCGTCACAACGTGGAGCTAATCGAGACTGTATTTCCGGTTGCGCCTGCTACGATTTCCTTTGTCAGGAAAGCGTATTTCGTAGTCGAAAATCAACTGGGTGATACCCTGGTCGATCCCGTCTACGATGCCAGTGGTCTTTGTGCATGGCTTACTGCCACGTCCAATGCCAATCTGACCAAATTGATGAACTCTGAGTCTTAAGAGGCTCAGAGGGAATGTTTGAGTAATCTGCGACTTGGATGTAATCGACAACCAATCTTTAATAGAGAAAGGAAGCCCTTACATGAAAAGCCAAGTTGATGCATTACTCCATGTTATGCTCGGCATCTGTAAAGATGTTCGAGCAGCGTACCCGGCGTTAAGGGGCTTGTCCTCCGATGAGGAGAAACTCGCCCTTTATGTTCAAACCAGAGGCCTTGGGTTCTTTACCCTTGACCTTCCGTGTCTCGATTCCATTCTTTTGAATGGTCTCAAAACCGGGCGTCTTATATTAGAGGGTCCTCTCACATCGAGAGTCTCTGCTAATATCCAAGTGCCGAGATTTCTCTCGGGACTATGGTTACGCGTGTTTGATACTGACGCTTGTCTGCGACAGGAGTTCGATGCAACAGCAATCTTTTTCTTACGACAAATCTTTTGCCTTGGGAAGAGGATCGCCGTGGAATGCTCTAACGATCGCATCAATGCGACTGTAGGAGAGTACCATGACATCGAACGACACATCAGACTGCCTAGTGCAAACTGGCGATCTGACGAAGTCGACTTCGGGTTTGATTCAAGTGATTACCATCTTGGTGATACTTGTTTCCAAAGTCCCGAATTCCTTCCTCTCTATGCTAAACCCTTTTCGTCGAAAGACGAAGAAGGTAAAGCTAGGGTAAGGTTGGAATGGGATAACCGAAGCCTCTTATCACGAGTTCAGCAAGTTGCTGATCTTGTGATGACCGAGTTCAAACTTTTTGAGCCTATATCTCAATCAGAGATATGGGAATCAGAGAGTCTGGGCACGGGTCTCAGACATGGACCTGGTGCTGTTGCGGAACGATTGAAGGGATGGGAGAAATCCACATTCCCCAATTGGCCGCATAAGCTTGATCGAGTCTTTCCTTTCCAGATGCTGGGTAAAACCAGCGGTTCGGATCAAGAAAGGCCCTTGAACCGTGAGGTTCCGGCCAGGCTCATTTGTGTACCGAAGACCGCTAAGTCTCCAAGACTTATCGCAGCAGAACCTACCTCTCATCAATATTGCCAACAAATGATTTGGCGTTTTATGAAAGAGGAAAGTAAGCGACTTTTTAAAGGTCACTTCCTTGATTTTGCTGATCAGTCCAAGTCACATGAGCTTGTTCGACAAGCTTCCCTTGATGGTTCCTTATCGACGGTAGACTTATCGTCGGCAAGTGACCGTTTATCCTGTTGGGTAGTTGAGCGTATGTTTCGGCGTAATAAACCGTTACTTTATGCTCTTCATTCCACTAGGACGAGATGTGTCGAAGATACAATCGACGGCACACGCAAACTTATCTTCATTAATAAGTTTGCTTCTCAGGGTACTGCGTCAACATTCCCAGTGCAATCCTTTTGTTTCCTCTTCATCGCCTTAGCGGCGAGTATAGAGGGTAAAATCAATTGGAGAAGCATCTGGCGAATGAAGGACCAGGTACGTGTGTATGGCGATGATATCATCGTCCCTACACACGGGTATGCGCGACTAGTGGCCATTATGGATCTCTTAGGATTGAAGGTAAATGAGGACAAGTCCTTCTTTACCGGAAACTTCAGAGAATCATGTGGCTATGACGCTTTTAAGGGTTACGATGTAACCCCTGTAAAGCCGAAGACACTAGTCGCTGACAGTCCGACATCTTGTCAGGCTGTAATTGATACTATCAATAACCTCTTTAATAAAGGATTATGGAATGCATCAGACAGCCTCAGATCCCACCTTCCTCCACATGTTTCTAGTGGATTACGGATTGTGGGAATCAACGATGTTGGATATCCCGGTCTCACCTCGTTTACGGGAGGCGATGAACGCCATCTGCGACGCAGATGGAATTCGCGCCTTCATAGGGACGAGGTCAGAGTTTGGAGTATATCTCCAAAGCCTGAAAGAAGACACCGGGGAGGGTACGAGACGCTGCTGGAATTCTTTTCCGGCAGGCACAATCCTAGCAAAGCTAGGGATGTGTCTGAATACGTCTCAACCCGAAAGACCAGAGATGGTCTTTTATGGGAGCCCACTAACCCTGACACTCGCGTACATGCTAAGTAGAGGTCACATGTCGTGGAGGGCACTCGATAATGACAATCGTCAAATATCGCGTGTTCTCGCTAGAAGAGGAGCAATCTACCTTCCGGTAGATGCTTCTGTTTCTAGCCGACGTGGGAACTCTCTTGTGTATGTTTCGCAAGATGAGTGGCAGGAAGCTAGGCAAATCTATGAAAATAACAGCCGTATTTTGGCTGATATGGACATGGAAATCCTGCTTTAGTTGGTGGTGAACGCGGG